AGATTATCCTTACTACCACAGGCAGGGCAGGGTTCCTTCCTGATGTACGTTGAGTCGTTCACTTAAGCTCCTAAGATGTTTGGAAATAGTCCTCTAAGTATAACACGACATTGATCAGCTATGTCTCGGTGTTCCTTCTGTGTTGCTACATCACAACGAATATCAACATAATGAATCCAGCTACGTAATGTACCATTCATGTACATTTTACTATTAGTCAGTCCCTCAGGTAGCAACTTACGAGCTACTTCCTTAGCAATACCTTTACTTAAAGCCCAGCGGTAGTTACGTTCACAGGTTTCAATTACATTGTCTTGAACACGCTCCCATAAGTAAGCTGTCTGAACATCTGAGTTATTTTTAAAGTCTAACTCAATAGAGTTCTGACGGTTCTTAGTGTCTTGTAGTCGAGCTTGTGACAAAGAGAAGTCTTCAGCTTCTGCGTACCTCTGAGAGAACTCTTGAAAGCTAAAGCTACGGTGTCGTAAGATTTGTCTAGCTATGTCTCTGGTAGTGTTAATCTCCATACACACGTTAACCATTTCAAAGGGGCTCCAGTGCTTATGCTCCATAAGATACTTAAGCAGCTTGGGGGCGGTCTCTGGATTGTCTTGTTTACCTGGGTTACTAACACGAGCCATGTAAGCAATCAGGTTCTCAGCATCTGGAGTAGCCCATATCAATTTAACTGAATTATTTGTCATAGTATTTACTTCCTGGTACGCTATACCATCTAATAACTTGTTTAAAAGCTTTTATAAGTTTTTTAACTTCCTTAGCTTCTTTTTTAGGATCTACGTCAAAAAAAGGTATGTTACAATGGTTTTTTTGTAGCATTTCAATTGAATCAAGTAAACCAGTTAAAGTTAAATTATCAATAAGTGACCAGATGTCATCAGACATGTCAATTTCAAACTTCTTTTTCATCAGTAACCTCGCTTAAATCTATATAATTTTGAAAATCTCCTACTCTTTTTAGATAAGCTGTCCCACCATCAACAGCTACAGCCTTACAAGAACACTTGACAAAGTCATGACGATGTTTAGACTCAATGATGTCATTGCATTTTGTGCATTTAATTATGTTGGTTAGGATAGTCATTTTAGTTGCCTTTTATTAGAACGTAGGATCATACAAACAGTTTCCCAGTGATTATGGTCTTTACTGTCTATTTTGTGTAACGCTTCAAAGTACTCAATAAGTGAATCATATACACAGTTTTCTCCATCCTGTAGTCCTTGTAAATATGAGGCATTATTAATAGGCTCTTCTTGCTTGACTTCACCAGTCTGAACTTCTATAAGCTTCTCAATGAAATGTTTAGCTTTCTGTAGGTCTTGGACACCATTCTTCTTCTGCCATCGAGCTAAGTACTTGACAGCAGTGCCATCAAAGTAGCCTAGACCCCAAGAGTTAATAGCATCCCAAGGCTCTATGTCCATCTTATAGTGCTCCCCGCCTACTTGTATATCATTTGCGCTCATTATTTAACTCCAGAAAAATCTTTAATGTTCTATCGTCATCTTGTAATGAAAACTTAACGTCTGAGACGTGGTACTTTGTGTAACTGCGCCCCTTCTCATCAATGACTTCTAATCTAGTTACTTTACTGACGTCTAGTTCATCCATTCTTCAACTCCGAAATGTTCTTTAATCTTGTCCACAATATGTTGACTTTGTTGTACTCTTGCTTTATTCCAAGCTTGGTCTCGTGGATCAAATATCGCTTGATTGTCTACCCATTCCTTTTGATCAAGAGCAACATTCATACATTCTCGGACAATCAACTCAGCAAATTTTGGAATATCAAACGATTGATTCCTATCATACAGATCAGGATTACTTCTGAAGCCACATTGTTCAGCGAGTTCTTTGATTAGTTCGCTCATGTGCTCTTCTCCTTTAACTTTTTCAATAAGTTGTTTAATGGTTCAAGTTTTAATGCTCTACAGCAAGAGATAAAGATAGGATGAAACTCTCGACCACTATCAGACTCTTCTACAACATCTAGGAACTCACTAAACAACTTACTTACTGCTTCCTTCAGTTCCTTGTGTTCCTTTTCCAATTTTGTATAAGTCATACTCATTTCCTAGTAGTTTAATACAACGATTAAGTGATGATAGTAATGTCAATAATAACTCAGTATCATCATCTTGTGTTGTACAGCACATTAGCAAAGCTCTCAAACCTTGCTGATGAGCCCTTAATACATCTAGTGCTACTGCATTTCTATTCATTGTTCATCCTCATATTTGGTCTTAGCTATGATGTAATCTTTGACTAAACTACTACGAACGATGTCATCAACCGTAAACTCAAACCTGCTAAAAGCTTTCATCTTGTCTGCAATTGCTAAGAACTTCGGTAAACCTGTCTTATCTGTGCTCTTCTTAAGATCTGTCTGGCGAACATCACCACAGAAAATGATCTTACTAGCTGAGCCAACACGGGTAATAATAGTGTCTAATTCCTCAAAGCTCATATTCTGGAACTCATCTATCAATAAGATACTACTACTAAATGTAGTACCTCGGATGAAGCTCGTTGACATGAAGTCTACATAGTCTTGTTCATACAACCGCTGCCAAGCATCACTACGTCTAAACAACTCTGAAGTAATCTGTTTGTAAGGTTGGATATAGATGTCCATCTTTTCATCAGCACTACCTGGTAAGTGTCCCATATCTCGACTCTGTACAGCACTACGAATGATCACTACTTGCTCAAAAGGGTTACTCTTGTCCATGACCTCCTCAAGAGCTCGATACAAAGCTATATAAGACTTACCAGTACCTGCTACACCATGCAGACACATAAAGTAGTCACCACGCCTATAAGCGTCAAAGAAGTCTTTCTGTTTAGCTGTCTTAGGACTCACAGTGATCATATCGTCTAACTTTAGTTTTAGACTATTGCTACGTCTCTCTGGAGTTACTCGTGTTTGTTCTGCGATAGTGTTGCCTAGGTTAGGCTTCTTACGTGTGACCATGTTGCTTCCTAAAATGGGATAGATGGATCTAAGTTATATGGATGAGACTTCTGTAACATCCAGTCTTCGATCATTTTACGCTCTTCAGGAGTCTTAAAAGGAAACTCCCAGCGGTCCATAGTGACCCCTGAAGGGTGTAGTTTATTTAACTGTGTCATCGATTGGTTCCTCATCTTGTAAGTAGTCTAGACGAGATTCTATCATAAACTCAGCATCCATTAGAGCATCTTCTGGTGCATTACCGCCCATCAAAGAAGCAGCTGCATAATAGTCAAACAATGTCATACCTTCAAATCGAAAGGTTTTCTCATCTACAGCACCACCTGTTAAAGTAGGGAAAGCTGGCCCACCAGTTAACTTCATATCCATCTTGGTACTCCTTAGTTGTTAGTATACCATTTAGAGGGCATTAGAGCCCCCTAGAATCGATTTAAATGTAAAGGTAAGGGGTAAGTGTACCCCACCCTTAAAACCTCTTAAACAGTCTTATAATGCTTCTTAGTATTTCGGTTCAAAACATATCGTGCATAACGTTGATTAGTTGTTGGGTGATTCTTGAAGTGAGTCACGATGTCATGCCCAGCATCTCGGAGTTCTTGGATACGCTTAGTCAAGCATTGTACCGAGTAATCCATCAAAGCTTCACGCAAGGTGATAGAACCTGTACGTTTCATGTGGTCTAATATCAATTGATTTTGGCTCATTTGGTTTCCTTTAACCATTCGTCAGGGATAGTCTTATCTGCATAAGGTATACCTAGTTTATCACAATAACTACCATAAGTGGTACTGCTTTGTTTAGAAATCTTAGTCTTAGAGTTACTAAAGACCATCCTTAAGTCAATCTCAGGGTACTGCTGCTTAACCATAGCAATCTTTTGTCTATCAGCAGTAACCCACCTGCCCTTGATCTCTATGACTATCCCTGAGTTCTCTAGGACTATATCAGGAGTGTACTTACGTCTCTTCTCTGGCTGTGTGTACTGGAGGGTTAGCTCCTCATACTTGTAGGG